TTCTGTGATAGTAGAAACTAAATCAGGTCAATACTTTTTATTTGGCAAAGAGAATGGGGTTGAAGTAACCGCAGGTAGCGCAGCGAGTGGAGCAGCGATGAATGAGTTCAATGGTTATATCCTAACCTTTACCGGAATGGAAAAGGCATTAGCGAATGAAGTTAGTTCAAGTATTATCGCAGGATTACAATCTTAATTACTTATTTTTTTTATAAACTTAAAACCACTTCATTTATTGAGGTGGTTTTTTTTTAGCAAAATTTTCAAACACTTATATATATAAGTAGTGATAAGAATTACACAAGAGGAGGCTCAAAATATTTATGTGACTTTAACCGAGAATAAAGTCGGAACAAGTCCATATTATTTACTTGAATGTACAAACCAAGTAACAAACGATATTTCATATTGTATTATATTTGATGACCAGAGTGAATATAAAGAAAGGTATAATGATTTTTTTATATGGTTAGACACTAATAATGCTAATAAAGGTTTAGATAAAAATTTATACTTACCTTATAGTGGTTTCTATACTTACGTTATATATGAAACTGAACTAACAACAGAACAATATGATGATTTGAGTGATGCAAAAGAAGTAGCAGGCAGCACAATATATCAATTAGAAACTGGCTTACTTTGGTATATTCCAACTGCACAAAATAACACAGAATATAATCCAGCTGATTCAACCACCTTTGTTTACACACCACAATAAATGACAGATAAAAAAGAATATAATCCAAGTGTAATGGTGCTTAAATTTACGAATGATAAAGTACCGACATTTGTTGAGCCGAAGTCTTCGCAAAGATTAAAGTATGTAAAGTATGGAGAGAATAATAACTATCCTAACTTTTTACTTACATTATTCAACCGAAGCGCAAAGCATAACGCAATATTAACAAGCAAGCAGCAATACATAACTGGTCAAGGTTGGATGTTTGATGAATTAGGAATGGAAGGAGAAGAAGTAGTTGCATTAAAAGCATTTATTGATACACCTAATCCTTACGAAACACTAAAAGACTTACTTAATAAGACAGACTTAGATTGTGAAATATTTGGAGGTTGTTACCTTAAAATAGTTAGCGACAAAAAGGGTGCAATTTCAGAAATTTATCACGTTAATTATTGTGATGTTCGAAGCACAGAAGATAACAGCGAATTTTATATAAGTGATAAATGGTTAAACAGCGAAGGTGGAGAGAATACAAACATAAAAGAAGATGAATACAAAACCTTACCACCATTCGACCCAAGTTTAAAGAAGCTACCAAGCGAAAGCATTTATTATTACAAGTCGTATAGACCTAACATCAATACTTATACATTACCCGAATACATTGGTGCAATACCTGCAATTATTACTGATGCTGAAATAGCTAATTTTCATAGAGCCGAAATTCAAAATAGTTTCAAAGGTTCTAAGATGATTGTATTTAAAAATGGTGTACCGAGTGATGAAGAAATGAAATCAACAGAACGAAAGTTAAAAGCTAAGTTCACACCAACAGACAATGCAGGTAGTATAGTAATTGATTTTGTAGATGACCCGAATAGAGTACCCGAAATTTTAGACTTAGCAGCGGGAGATTTTGACAAGAAGTACGAAGCATTAAATGATACGATTCAACAAGAAATATTTGTTGGACATAAGATTACATCTCCAATGTTATTTGGCGTAAGAGTAGAGGGGCAATTAGGTGGGCGTAATGAAATGGTTGATGCTTACAATCTATTCGCTAATACTTACGTTAATCCAAAGCAAAGAGTACAAGAAGAAATTTATAATCTATTTTCTCCCGTTAAAGGCAAGCTAAAAATAAAAGCATTAGAGCCAATCATGCCAAGTTTTAGCGAACAAACTTTAATGACTATTCTAACTAAGGATGAGATGCGTGAAATTATAGGTCGCAAACCATTAGACATTCAAACTAATGTTAATTCAACTATTAGCGATGCTTTAAATTCATTAAGTCCATTAGTAGCTAATAAGGTGTTATCTTCATTAAGTCAAGATGAGATTAGAGGTATAGTTAATAAACCACCATTAGCAGCCGATGCAATACTACCAACAGATAGTCCTGCACAATTCTCAAAGTGTGAACACGATGAAATAGCAGATGATGATTTAGACTTTAGTATCTTTTCAAAATATGGAGAGCCTATTGAGAATTTTGTAAGCATTAAGCATAAAAAATTTATGTTTAGTACGCAGCAATTTGCATTGACTAAACAAGATAATGGGGTGTTAGATTTAGTGCAGAAAACACCTAATATAACCATTGAAGATTTAACAAAGATTTTAAAGACAGATAAGACTTCAATCATTGAAAGTTTAACAGCATTAGGGGATGAGGGTTTGATTGATTTGGACAGCGAAGGCAAGATAAGTTTAACAAGGTCGGGCGCAAGAAAAGTAGTGCCAAGTTTTCAAGAACTTTATATCCGTTATAGATACGTTTTAAGACCCGATGCGCCTGCATTAGTTAAAGGTGGAACAAGTAGACCTTTTTGTGAAGCAATGATGGCAAATCCACGTTATTTTTCAAAGGATGATATAGATAAAATTGGTCAAGAATTAGGGGCGATTTATGGAATACCAAATTACGATGCTTTCAGACGGAGGGGTGGATGGTATCACGACCCTAAACAAGATGTAAACTTGCCTTTTTGTAGGCACGTATGGGAACAATCTTTAGTAAAGAAAATAAGATAATGGCAAAAGCAATATTTTTAAGCGAAGCAACATTGAAACAAGAATCAATCTTGCAAGATAATGTAGATATGAAGGTAGTAACACCAACGATAATTGATGTGCAATCGTTTTATATTTTACCGATATTAGGAACAGCATTGTATAATGATTTTGTGACAAAGATTATAGCAGGCACGTTAAGTAATTCGTATAAATTATTACTTGATACATACATCACACCTGCAATGATTTGGTATGTACGTTATGAGTTACCATTGAATATTAATTATAAGTATTTCAACAAGGCGGTAGGGGTGCAGAATGCGGATAATATGCAGCCTGCAAGTATTGATGAACTAACGATGGTAATGGATAGGGCAAAGAATAAAGCCGAGTGGTATGCTGAAAGATTAACTAAGTATTTATATGCGAATGATACAACTTATCCTTTGTTTTTAAATCAACCTAATTCAGACTTAGCTACCATCTACGCAAAACAATCTAATTACACAAGTGGTATGCTATTAGATGACAATAGTTGCTGCAAAGGTCAATATAATTTCACAGATTTAGAAACAAGTCCAAGTGTAACTGGCAGAGGTTGCACATTCTGCTAATGAACAAAGGAATTAACAAGACAAACATCGAGAAATTACAAGCATTTATAAAGCAACAAAATGAAGTTCATAACACTAAATCAGGTACTAAACATAATAAGAACAATCTGCAACAATCATCTACAAATAAATAGTTTTGTTTTTGGTTCTATAACAGATATAAGTGCAAGTGAGCAGGAACAATACACGATGGTTTGGTGCGATATAAACGATAGCCAAATGACTGAAAGAATGTTTACAATGAATTTGTCATTATATGTTTTAGACATTCAACGAGCAGACAATAGTAATGAGATAGATGTATTGAGTGATACGTTAAGCATAGGCAGGGATTTAATCGCAGAATTAAGCGACCCAATTTACCAAGATTATTTCAACGTAAGATACGATGTAAACTTCGGACAAGTTAGAGAGGGCTTTCCGGATGTGGTGAATGGATGGAAGTTAGACATAGCACTTGACTTAATGGAATTAAACGACAGATGTCAAGTTCCAACAATTTAAACAAAAATTTATATATAATATTATGAGTACAGCATTAGAGAAAATTAGCGGAATGGGTGGCTTCTATGCCAACGCAGGAACATCTGCAAGAACAGGAATAGCAGTCGAGAGCATAGTTGTAATGACTGATTGTGTTTTCACCGCATTTGCAATCAATGGAGTTAACCAAATGACTTTAAAAAATTTGACTGGAGTTACAATTAAAGCAGGTACATATTTACCAACTAATCCAGGCTTTCAAATTACTGCTTATACATTGTCGAGTGGTTCAGTAATCGAGTATAATTAATGGCTAATTTTCCAACGATAGCGATAGGTTTACCATTTGTTCATAGCAGCGGATTAAGTCAGCAAGCACAAGCATGGAAAGCAAGCATAGTAGCTAATGGTGGCAGTATTACAGATGCTGAACTTGCAGCGATTGATGATAATTTCTTCAAGCCTGCGGTTGCTAATGGTTCTATATTAACTCAATTAGATAGGCTTAATATTTATGCAGGATTAAGCAATAGTATTGCACAAAGAACTTGCATAATAAGAGGTACATTAATAACACCTGTTAGTAGTCCAACATTTGACATCAATGGTGTTAAATCAAGTGGAACGAGTTATTTAAACTTGAATTATAATCCATCTGTAAATGCAGTTAAGTTAACTTTAAATTCGTTAAGTCATGGTTACTTTGTAAAAAATCCACCATTCGCATCAACTATAAGAGGTATGGGTAGCAGACAAGGTTCTGTTGTCAGGTTATCATTATTAAGAGATATAAACCTTTCAACTGCATATAACAATGATACCAATGGTGCAGCAAATACAAGTGTGGTAACAAGTGGATGGGTATGTTGCGAAGGTCAAAGACTTAATTCGACTACTCAAAATTATAGTATAATAAATGGTGTTTACAATGCTGTAACAAGGACTTCAGTATCATTGCCTAATAGTCCAACTTCCGAGTTAACAGAGTTCAATGAAACTGTACCATCTGGGGCTTATGATACTATGTATCATGGTGCTTCGTGGCATGGTTCAGGTGCTATTGATAACGCTAATTTAGTAACATTTATTAGAAATACATTCACAGCCTTAGGAGTATAATATGAAAGTAATAGTAGCAACACTAAAACA